TAAATCACTTCCTTTTGTTTTAAATTATATCAAAAATAAATACACATGTCAGTATTTATTTAAATATTTTAATTGGTAGTCGCAGGTTTTTAGAACCAGACATTGTAGGTTCGAGTCCTACTTTTCAGATTTCAGACAGTCATCATGGCTGTCTTTTTTTAATTGAACAAATAATTTTGAAAATGAAAGGATGGTGCTTATGGCACAAGCGAAATCAAACAGGCGTGTGACTACTACTGCACCGTCTAAAAATACAGAAATTCAGAAAATAAAGTATTCCAAAGAGGATGAACCAACTTTTTATAAGTGTCCTACCTGCGGAACTCCATATAAAAAATTAGATGATAACTTTCCTGCCTCTCAAAGTGAGATGTATGCTGGTTGGGATTATCATCTGCCTATTTGTAAGCGTTGCTTAGATAGAATGTTTTCACATTATACAGAAGCATATGGGAATGATGAAGATACTGCTATTAGAAGAATCTGTGAAAAATTTGATATTTATTATAATATTAGCCTTTTAAATGCAAGCAGGAAAATCACAAAAAATCGTTCCAGAATACATACCTATGTGTCTCGTGCTAATTTAACCCAATATAAAGGGAAAACTTTTGATACCACTTTGGATGAGGAACGTAAAGAAGGAGTTATTGAAACTCTTGACGATGTAAAAGAATCAAAAAAGGCAAAGTTAAAGACTGTCAAGTTTTTTGGTACGGGATTTGAAGACGATGATTATGTATTTCTTGAGGATGAATATTTAGATTGGACAACCAGACATGAATGTAATACCAAAGCACAAGAGGAAGTATTTAAGCAAATATGTTATGCACAGTTAGATATTTTAAAAGCAAAACGTGCTGGATTGCCCACTAAAGACTTAACAAAAACATTGCAAGATTTATTGGCAACAGCTAACCTTCAGCCAAAGCAGACTAAAGATAATACTTTAGCAGAACAAAATACATTTGGAACTTTAATTAGAAAATGGGAAAACGAACGACCCATTCCAGAGCCAGATGAAGAATGGAAAGACGTAGATGGTATAGCAAAATATATTACCATATACTTCTTAGGGCATTTGTGTAAAATGATGGGGATCAAAAATTCATATTCTCGTATGTATGAAGCTGAGATGGCAAAATACAAAGTAGAAAAACCCGAATATGAAGATGATGATGAAGCACTTTTTGATGCTGTGTTTGGTGGTGAGTTAGATGATCCAGACCAGTAAAAAGACAGATAAAGAAGTTGCAAATGATAAGTCTGCTAAAATCATGAACGGTGTAGCTACATGGTGTAGCTTCTATAGAGCCAATCCACATAGATTTGCAAGAGATTATCTTGGAATTACATTAAAATTATTTCAGATAATTCTCCTATATATGATGAATGTTAGCAATTACTTTATGTATCTTGCTGCAAGGGGACAGGGAAAAACGTGGCTGACTGCTTTATTCTGTACTATTCGTTGTATTTTATATCCCGGCACCAAAATATGTGTCGCATCAAAAAATAGAAATCAGGCAAACGAAGTCCTAGAGAAGATAACTACCGACTTTATGGATAAATCTGATAATCTAAAACTAGAAATTGAAGATCATTCTGTTAGTCAAAATAAAGCATACATACTTTTTAAGAATGGTTCATGGATAAAAGTTGTAACGGCATCGGATTCAGGAAGATCAGCTCGTGCAAATATCTTGATCACTGATGAGTTTAGAATGGTAGACTTAAATGTAATCAACACAGTTCTTAGAAAATTCTTAACCGCTCCCAGAACTCCAAAATATCTAAGTAAAAAAGAATATAAGCACTTAGTAGAAAGAAATAAAGAGATATATATGTCTAGTTGCTGGTTCAAGAGCCATTGGTCTTTTGAAAAGGCAAAAGCATATTGTGCAAATCTTGTTAATGATACTAAGAAGTATTTTATATGTGGACTTCCATATCAAATTTCAATCAAGGAAAGTTTATTATCAAGAGAACAAGTTGAAGATGAAATGTCAGAAGCCGACTTTTCTGAAATGGCTTGGGATATGGAAATGGGTTGCCTTTGGTATGGTGATAAAGATGGAAGTTTGTTTTCATATGAAGACACTTCTAAGAATCGTGTCCTAAAGAAATGTGTGTATCCTGAACATATATCAAGATTGCTTCCAGCAAAAGATATAAAAATACCAGAACTGAAACCAAATGAACAAAGAATTATATCTACAGACGTTGCTTTACTTGCTTCTAAAAAGCAAAACAATGACGCTGCTTCTATTTTTATCAATAGTGCAATTCCCACAAATAATCAAAAGTATATTGGAAATATGATATATACAGAAAATCATGAAGGATTAAATACTGATGAATTAGCTTTAATTATTCGTAGATATTTTGATATGTATAAATGTACTTATATTGCTCTTGATGTTAAAGGAATTGGTCTTGGTGTATATGACTGTTTAATTAAAGACATATACGATCCAATAATGGGAAAAACTTATGGGGCTTTAAGTTGTTGTAACGATAAAGTATATGCAGACAGATGTAAGGTACAAAATGCTCCAAAAGTTATCTGGGCAATACAAGCTACTGCCCAATTTAATAATGATATGTATCTGAGTTTAAGAGAGGGATTTCGACAACATAAAATCAATTTACTAATAAACGAATTTGAGGCAGAAGAAATTTTAAAAGATACTCGTGGATATAACTCTTTGCAAGGAAGTGATAAAACATTATTGCAGTTACCATATATTCATACTACCCTGTTAATTAACGAATTAATCAATCTTGAATATGAGGCAAGAGGGGTAAATATTAAAGTCTATGAAAAATCTGGCATGAGAAAAGACCGTGTATCTAGTGTTGGCTATAATTACTGGGTTCAGTGTCAATTAGAAACACGATTGAAAAAGCCTAATAATTCTACAACCAACGTCTCCTCTCTCACTGCTCTTGCACGAAAACCAAAATTATATTCTCATTAGAAAGGCGGTGATCAAACATCGAAGAAAATACAAATAACAATGGAGCAATAAAAGAACAGTTTCAAGAAGATAAAAATAACGTAAGCGATTTTCTAAATGGTAAATCACCGACTTTCAACTTTACAAGTTTGAAGCGGTTGGCATTATCAGAATTAGCATATAAAGGTGCTTTCAAATACAACCGTATTTGTGGATTTACAAGAAGTCAGATACTTCGTATTGTTCAAAATCCTGAACAGTATGGAAGTTCTATAATTCGTTTATCACAATATATGTATCTGAAAAGTGGCTATTACAAACGGCTTATTGATTATTTTGTTAATATGGCTGTAGTAAACTGGACTGTTGATACCGAGATAAAACAAGAGAAAATGTTTTGTACTACTAAAACTGATAAAGCCAAGAAACAATATCAAAAAGATTTTAAAAAGAATTATATCAAATTCACAGCGCAAGCAAACAAATTCAAACTAGATAATCGAATTATTGACATTATGAAAAAACTTTTTCTTGAAGATGCTTGTTTTGGATTTGTAACAGAAAATGATACTGATATTTCTATATTTTTTATTGATCCAAGATATTGTGAAATCAAAAAACTTTCCAACGGTTCAATTTATCAATATGCTATCAATCGCAGCTTATTAAGTAATTCATATTTAAAAACACTTCCTTTAGAATTACAGGAATTATTAGAACAATCAAAGGAATTTTCTCTGAATAATATGGTTATGGTCCCATATGAAAATTCATTGTGTTTGAAGTATAATAATGATTTTACATATTTGTATAGTCCATTCTTTCCTTTGATAGCCTCAATACTTGACATAGATGATATAAAAGATTTGGTCAAAGCAAAATCAGAAGCAGACGCATATAAACTAGTTTATTTCAAGATACCTGTTGATGACGAAGGTCATATAACTATGGGTGATGAGTTAATCTATCCATTCGTTGAAATGGCAAAGTCTATCCTACCTGATCGCTTTGGCGTTGTACCATCCCCTATGGACTTACAGCTTATTGAGTCAAAATCTACTATATCAGATGATAAAAATAAGGTTGAACAGGCTGTTGAAAATTATTATGGAGAAGCCGGTGTATCTAAAGCACTCATATCTTCTGCTTCTAGCGGTTCTGAATTAAAACTTTCTATGAAAGTGGATTCCTCTGATATTTATCGTATATATCGTCAACTTGAATCATGGATGGATTTACAAATGAAACTTCGTGGTCACATCCATGATGATTATCAATTTGTCTATCGAATTTTACCAGTTACTATTTTTGACGTAGATGACTATATAGAAAAGAAATTAAAATTGGCACAAGCATCTCTACCAGTTAAAGGAGAATTATTAGCAGCAACGGGTGTAAATACCGCAAAGATGCTTGGAAATTCATTTACAGAGCAGATGTTTAAAGAAGATATTTATGATAAGTGGGAAGTGTTAAAAACCTCATACACAACTGCAAATGATGGATCAGAAGGTGGTAGACCAATGAATGATGATACTGATTTGGCTCCTTCTACAGATACGCAGCGTGGCAACGATTCAAACAATATGGATAATCGCATATAGAAAGTTGGTGATTGAATATATGGGTGAGGTGTTGATTTTAGACCAAGTAAAGGCAGATATATTACAGTCGATTGGTTTCAAATATACAAAAAGAAACATTGATAATAAAGAAGTGTTTGTGTTTATACAAACAAATGAATTGATGAAGGAACTGAACTCAAAGTTTGAGCAAGGTTCTTTTTTATTTAATCCGAATGTTTGCTTGTAAAAATTTGGGAAGGAGGATGTAGATTGCCAAATACAGAATTAAAAAATATTGATATGACTGCAAAATTTACTAATTTTCAAGTCATCAATAAAGATTTTACTCGATGTAGATGTAATGTCTTTTACACAGGACGTAATAGAAATTATTCTGATATAACAGAAGAAGCATTACAAAAATTTATTGCAAGAAAAGGTTATTCAAATGTTCCTGTTGTTGCACATCTTATGAAAGATGATGATGGAAATTATTATATCGGCGGTCATGATTCTAAAATTATCATAGATAATAATGGAATTGAACTTGTTAATGAATGTGTGCCGTTTGGCGTAATTCCAGAAGACTGTAATCCGTCTATGGATTTAATTACAGAGCGTTCAGGAGAACAACGTAAATATTTTTCAGTTGATATTATCTTATGGACACATCGTTATCCAATTATGGAGGCAGCTTATAGTGATGAAATATATTTCAATCAATCAATGGAAATTTTCTTTGAAGATTACAACTATGATAACGACTATGTTGTAGTTAATGACTTCTCTATGTCTGCATTATGTTTGCTAAGGCGTAGTATGGACGCAAATGAAAATATAGAACCTTGTTTTGAGTCTTCCAGGGTGAAGGCTTTTTCTATTGATACAGATAAATTCAAACAGAACTTTGAGCTGATGTTAGAAAAATTAAAACAGTATGAATCAGATGGTACTACTACCGCTGTTCAAAATAATGTAACAAACGAACCTAATAAGGAGGAAAAGAAATTTATGGATTTAGAAAAGTTGAAATCTTTTCTTTCTACTTTTACAGTTGGCGAAAGTGAAAATGCAACCGAGCAGTATGCATTTATTGACGCAACTGAAAATTCTTTTACGGTTATGGATAAGCATGATTGTCTTAAAGTTTATACCGTTGAATTTGCACTTGATGACGATGGTAACATTGCTGCTGATTGGGATGGAAAAGTAGAAAAGAAATTTTCTGTAGTAGATTTTGAAACTGAAAATGCAGTATCTATGAACGATTTAATTGACTTTAACAAAGTTATAGATAGGTGTGCAGAAGAAAAAGCATTTTCTATTACGGAGGAACTTACTGTAACATTTAATGAGGATATTGAAGCTAGAGATACCGCTTACGCTGAGTTAAATGATAAGTACACCAAAGCTGTCACAAGGCTTTCTGAGTATGAAAGTGCTGATGCAGAGGCAAAACGTCTTGCACATAAGAATGAGATTGACACAATCGTTGCTGACTTTGCAAAGAAGATTGGCAGAAGTCCAAAATTCTTAGTTTACAAAGCAAAACTTAATGCTGATGAAGTAACAACAGAACAGGTTATGCACGACTTAACACTGATGGCAGGTCAGGAAATGGTAAGTAAATCTGCTTCTTTCTCTTATCAGCCACAGGAAACAAATGTAGCTTCTAAAAAAGATGATGAATTGACTAATAGATATGGTCATTTATTGGACAAGCACAGAAAATAAGGAGGGTTTTTAAATATGGCAAATTATAATGTAGTCGAAACCACAAATATGTGGGGCGCAAAATGTCTGTCTTTTCAGGCAACTTCTGATATTGAAAATGGAATGTTAGTTGCAAAGGGTGATTTAGTAACTGGTGAAACAGATATTTATACTGCTTCTGTTCCTACTACTTCTGATGAAGTATATCTTGTGGCAAATCCTGCATGGTCTTATGACAACAATCGAGCAACCGATCAGAATGAAGAGAATTATATTAACAAGGCTGGTGTGCCTTTTAGAGTTTATCAGTTAAAGAAAGATAATAAGTTCAAGACTTATAGCACTGGTATTACACCCATTACTGAAACAAAAGAAAGCGAAACAAAAGATGTACCTGTAGCAGTTGGTCAGTATATCACTGTTGATGGCTCTACAAATAAGCCTAAAGCAGTTGCTACGAAGCCTACTTCTGGTTTTGTTGGTAAGGTAATTGCCGTTGAGGAAATTGGATTCCCTTACTGCATTGGTTCTATTGGTCAAAATGTTGTTATCGGTTCTGGTGATTCCGCTGTTGGTATGGGATATTCCGCTGATACAAGAGTAACCAAAGTAACTATTGAAGTTATTAAGAATGTCTAATTAGGGAGGTATATAAAATATGGGAAACTATCTTGTTGAATTAACAAATTTGATGAATGATTCTCTTACTGGCAGAGTTGGTCTGTTTGCAGAAGGTGCAGAAAAGTTTACGGATCAGGCTATAAGAGAGGCGTTCTTTGATATTCTTGGTGAAGATAAACTTACTTGGCAGGGTTGGAGAAACCATAAGAATGAAATCTTTACTGTCATGGAAAATGTACTTACAACCAATCTGCCTCTTGCATGGGAAGGTTCTCCTTTCTATGAGCAGTTCGTAGAAGTGAAGAACGGTGCATTAGGCGATAAGAATGAGTTTGTAGTTGAGGACAATTCCGTTCTTGTTGCAACAAAATTTGCTGGTAATTACTGGTCTACTGACAGAACGAAGTTACAGGGCAAAAAGAGTTTTGGTGTATCTACGGAATGGATTTACATTCATATTTATGATGAATTAGAGAGATTCCTGAAGGGTACTGTTACTCTTCCTGAAATGCTTGCTAAGTTGCAGAAAGGTTTCCAAAATGAAATTGATGCACGTATCTATACTGCTTTCAATGGTGCTGGTACATATCTTCCTTCCGCATTTCAAGAGTCTGGTTCTTATGATAGAACTACTATGGCAAATCTGATTGAGAAGGTACAGGTTGCTTCTCAGAAAAACGTAGTTCTTGCTGGTACTCGTACTGCTCTTGCGCAGATTGCAGAAGGTATGGACACAAAACTTATTTCCAATTCTCAGAAAGAAGAATTTGCAACTAATGGTTGCATTCTGAATTTGACTGGTCTTGGTGTAAGTGCAATCATGATTCCTCAGACATTTGTTCGTGGTACTTATGATTTCAAAGTAGATAATAAGTCTATCTATGTTCTGCCTGATGCAGAGAAACCTATTAAGATGTACTTCGAGGGTGATACAAGGGCAAGAGACCTTACAGCACAGGATACGAACGATCAGACCTACGACAGTCAGGTGCAGACAAAATTAGGAACCGGCATTGTGTTTAGCAATCTTATGGGCAAATATGCCGTATCTTAATTAGTAGATATATAAATTTTATTCAGCACCGATTAAGGTGTTATTTTTATGCCTAAATTGGTGCTGAAAATAAATCAATGAGGTAAATATATGGAAAAAGAACAGAAAAATTCATTTTTCCATTGCTACTCTTTTAACTTATATCATTTCTTAAAATCACAAGGTTTTAATTACATTAAAAAGTCTAAAAACAAGACTAATAATTTGACTTATTTCACTTTTGAGAAATCAGAAGAATTAAATAAGACAATCAACACTTGGAATGAGTTAAAAGAAAAATCAAAGATGGAGGAATATAAACATGGATTATACAAAAATGGAACTTGACGAATTAAAAGAATTAGCAAAGTCAAGAGGTCTTAAAGTAGGTAATATTGGCAAAGATAAATTGATTGCAAAATTGAAAGAAAATGACGCATATACTGCTGTTTCTGCTGAAGACGATGATTTAGCAGAAAACGTAGATATGACGCAGACTGTAGAACAGAACAATGTACCAAAAGATGTAGAAAAATCACAGGATGAAGTATCGGAAGATACTAAACCAGTGTCTTTGTTGGATGCTATTTCTGAAACCATTGACGATTTAGATGAATCCGCTGACGATAAAGACGATTACGAAGATAAATTAGACCTTGATACTTCTATTCCAGTTAAATCTATTACATTTGGCGGTCTTACATATAAATCTAGGACAACAAACGCTGTAATCAGATGGAAACAGATTGGTGAAATTCAATACATGACGGTTGCAGAACTGAATGAAATGAATAATTACAGTAGCGATTTCCTTAATAAACCATTGGTTATTCTTATGGACGAACGTGCTGTTAAAAAGTTCAGGCTTACTCCTGTATATGAGAATGTTGCAAAGCTAAACAATCTTAAATCAGTTTTTAATTCTGATTTGGCTACAATTAGCAAGGTCGTAGATGATGCTTTGCGTGTAAATATGCGAGATATTCTTATTAGCAAGGTAAGACAGATGTATAAGACAGGAAAATTAGTTGATGTCAATGTACTTCGACTGTTACAGGATAAATTACATTTTGATATTTTAAGTGAATAATATAAAGGCAGGTGATACATATGGCTAATACTACTCAGTATCAGGAACTTGTGGATATCTTCTTTAATAAAATTAAAGATTATGATTTAGCAAACATGGACGAAAATATTGCTACTGAAATTGCTATTGGCTATATTGATTCTGCTTGTAGTCAATTTCAATCATGCACACAGGACTTGGATAATAGGGATGATGAACTTGGACAATTTGGAATAAAATTAAGCAATACAAATAAACAAATGTTAGTCAACTATATGTGCATAGAATTTTTAGATTCCAACTTTTTACGAGTAAGTCAAGCATTGAAAAGTAGACTGTCTACTTCAGATTTTCATTCTTTACAAAATTCACAGCAGCTTGCTAAAGTTATAGAACTTCGTACAATGCTTAAATCCGAAAATGACCAGCTTGCAATCAATAAATCATACAAAAATTCCAAGTTATTTGATTTAGTTACAAATAGGAAGAAGGTGTAATGTATGAGCCTTCAACTTATGAAAAAACGTATCAAACACAGCGGTTCCACAGCAAGAGAGGAAATGATAATTGACGGACAGAATCTTTTAAAAGAAGAACTGGAACACGATTCATCCTACTCTCCCACTATGTATTTCTGGAATCCAGTGTTAGGATGTGACGATAGACTTGCCAAAGTCAGAATTTATAATCGAAAATATAGTTCGCTAAACGGTAATTATCAAAATTTCTTAACCACCTACGATAATCCAATTAAAATTGGAGAATATCTGCATGATACAAAGGATGATACATACTGGCTTATTTATAATTCGTTCAATGTAAACGATGTGCATTATGAAGGAAAAATGATTCAATGTAATTATCTTCTGAAATGGCAACTTGAAACTGGAGAAATCATTGAACGTTTTTCAAACATTGTCAGTGCCAGCAAATACGATGTCGGCGAGACAGGAAATAGTACGCTTGTGTTAAGTTCTAACAACTATACTATTCTTATTGGATATTGTGATGAAGGTTTTGAACTAGAAGGAAAGCGAGTATTCATTGATATGAAACCAACAAAACCTACCAAGGTATTTAAAATTACTCGTAGTGATGATGTTTTGTATAACTCTGGTAATATGGGTTCCTTATTAAGTTTCATAGCAGACAAGGTTGAGTTCAATCCAAATGCAGATAATCAGGAATTGAGGATATGTGATTACAATAGCACTACTCCTCTCCCACCCATTCCATCAGAACCCAATGAAACGACAGATTTAAGGTGTGTGATCTCTGGGAATACAAACTTGAAAAATGGATATAGGCGTTCATATACTGCAACTTTTTCGGATAAAGATGGTAATGCTGTTGATTGGCAGAATGTGGATTACCAGTGGAATGTTAAATCAGATTTCGATGTTAAACAAACTATTGTAGATAATAAAATAACTGTTTCAGTCAATGATGAGAGCCTTATTGGAGGTTCTTTTTTTGTACAAATTATCGTTGGTGAGACTGTCTTGTCAGAAATAAAAGTAAATATTGTTGAGTAATGGAGGTGATTGCATATGGCGAACAGTACAAGTATTTCAGACTTCAAAAAAAATGTAGTAGATGCGATCACACATGATGACACAATTTTTTATGCTTTCAATGCTGATAAGGATAAATATGAAAATGGTGGAGATTTAATAGGGACACACATTTTAACATACAATAAAATCCCCGATACTGTTGAGACAGTTTCAACCTATATGACTATTATGGTACATACAAAAGTATTTGATAGTAGGTACGATAGAAATAAAACTTTTGTTATACCAAGACTTGAATTCTATATTTATTCACATTTCAAGCATATGCAGATGGATAGAGAAATCACTAAAGATAATCGTTGCGATTATATCTCCATGCTTATTGACAATATGTTTAATGGCTCATCTGAATATGGTGGTATTGGTGAATTAAAATTGTCACTAAACGAAGAAGGCGCATACAATAAAGATTTTCTATATCGTCACATGGTATTTGAGACTGTTGATTTAAACAAATCTTTTTGTGAGTATGAATAGGCAGGTGATACAATATGGAAATTCTAAATGAGTTTGATGAGCTTCAGATATATGGTGGTAACAGTTATAAAGTAAATGATGATATATCTATCAGACAGCCAACTTTGGGTGAAATTAGGGATTATGGCGAAAAGAAATATTTTGGCATGGTTCATACTTTGTGTTCTGTTGGAGCAGATTTAAAATGGCAACTTGATGATATTGGTCAAGACTACACCAAAGTATCTGACTATGAATTGTTTTGTTCTATTTTATGTAGGCGATATACAAAAGAAGATACACAAATATTATTTGGTGATGTTTTAGATTTTTCACAAATGAAAATACAGTATAAAGACGACATTCAGGATCATATTCTTGTACAATTTGCAAACACAGAAAAACAAATTATCATAGACAGATTTATATACTCTTCTATCGTAAATATATTGCGTAAGATACATAAGATGAAGCGAAATGATGAAATGCCTGGTAATGAATTGACCCGTCAAGCACTAATTGAAGATGCTAGAGAAGAATATGAAGAAAATAAAGATAAACCACTTAAATCATATCTAATGCCACTTGTCTCTACTATGGTAAATTCAGAAGGATTCAAACGTGATGATACAACAGTATTTGATATGCGAATGAGAGCTTTTATGGATAGTGTGGCTCGTGTAAATAAGATAAAAAATGCAGAATTGTTATTGCAGAGTGGATATTCTGGATTTGGTATAGATTTAAAGAAAATTGATAAAAACGCACTTAATTATATGGGAGAACTTGATTAATTTCAAGTTCTTTTTTATATATATAAATTCAAAAAATGAACGGAGGAATTACATAATGAATGTAAATGAACTGATTCTTGATAAGGTTCGTAGTCTTATTTTTACTGACCTTGCTGATGGTTCCGTAATTGGTCGTTTGACAAAACTGGAAGACCCTAGTTTGCAGACTGCCGCAGAAGGTGAAGAGATTACTGACGCGCAGGGTGCATTGATTAGTAAGATTTTCAGAGCAAAAACTGGTAAATTTAGTGCAACTAACTCTTTGTTTAGCATGGATTTACTTGCTTTACAGTATGGTGCTGATAAGGAAATTGCTGATGATACAAACAAAATTGTTGTTCCTGTAGAGGAAATTCTTACTGTTGCCGATGGTAAAGTTACTCTTGGACATGATCCACTTGGCGAAATCAAGTATATCTATCAGCTTGAGAATGGTCAGCTTGCCAAGAAATTTACTGTTGGTACAGCCGCTAGTGCTACTGATTTTGAGATTAACGGTAAGGAAATTACTGTTCCTACTGGTGTAACTGGACGTATTTATGTGGAATACGAATATGAGTCTACTTCTGCTGTTCGCGTTTCCAATAGTACCGATAAGTTTCCTGAAGCTGTTGGTGTTAAGATTTTCGCTATCTTTAAGGACATGTGTAACGAGAATATTAAGTATGCAGGTGTCATTAAAGCCGCAAAGGGTAAGATTGATCCTTCTTCCATTGAAACAGCACTTACTGGTACTGGTAAGCATAGTTTTGATATTGACTTCATGAAGGATTATTGTGATGAAGATGTAGATCTGTTTAGTGTCATCGTAGCAGAATAATCTACTTTGTATAGGGCGGTCTTGTATCGCCCTAATTAAAAAAGGAGTATTTGCATGGAACATAATAAGAAAATAAACCATTGGTGCGCCTTATGTGGTACTGGCTACCATGCTTGCGATTCATGTAGTAAAGAAAAAACTATTACTCCTTGGAGATCTTTAACAGATACGGTTGGACATTATAAAGTTTTTATGGTTCTTAGAGATTATAAAAACAAGGTAATTAGCAGAGAAAAAGCGCAGGAATTATTGTCTGGTTTAGATTTATCTGATAAAGAATCATATAAGGATAATGCTAAGAGTGTCTTATCAGATATTTATATGGTAAACACTGTTGATAAACCTGTAAAACTCACTAATAAGCAACGTGGGCGTAAACCTGTACAGGTAGAAACTAAAATGAAAAATGAATCCTTGTCTGAAGAAATTGAAAAATCAGAGGAATAAAGAATAATTATGAATAGTATTTTGAAATATCAATCCAATATTATAGGGTGAGATACTGTTCATAATCATAGATAGTATTCTCACCCTATTTTTTACGATTTTTATGAAAGGCAGGATATATAGAAATTAAAACTATAAGTGAATTAACAGGAAAGGAATATGAACTTGAAGATGTAATATGGTATGGCAACGCACTTCAAGCAGCACAGTATTATTTATGGAACTGTAAGCCAGTAGATATGACTGTTTCTCCTGATACCAAACGGTGGACTTTTGCATTTACTAAAGATGATCACAAAAAATATATTGGACGTTGGAACAATCAAAAATCTGATTGCAAATGTTAGGCTGGTGATAAAGTGGGAAAAAATATCTATTTAGATAACAGCGCGACCACACCATTAACAGATTCAGTAAAAAAATATTTAATATCCATATTAGACGATTTTGGAAATCCTAGTTCTATGTACAGTTTATCAGAGAAACCCAAACAGATTATATCAAATGCAAGACAAGCAGTATCAAAATTTATCAACGCTGACTCAAATGATATTTACTTTACTTCATCTGGAAGTGCAAGCAATACATTAGCAGTTAATGGGTTTTGGATGAAAAATGATTGTACAATCTTCTACTCTCCTATTGCACACAAATCCATTCTAAAATGCGTAGAGTCATACCATAACAGTATTCC